CGACTTCAGCAGCCGCTGGAGTTCGATCGGTGCCGGGGAGAACAGCTGATTTTCTCCCCTGAAAACCGAAAATCGTGCGGGCTTTGCCCTTTAGGCAAAAATTAAAAAGCCTGTAAACAGGCTTGTTTACAGGCTTTTTGTGGCAAATGACTCTAATTTTGATAGAAACCCGTTAAGGGGGTGCATTTTTGATTTTAGGGGGTGCAACCACAGCTTTAGGGGGTGCAATACATTCTTGTGTTGCCCTTCAATTACCGTGCAGGTGCAGGAGAGTGTTATTTTTCGTGGGAGCTGTCGTAGATTGCACGGATGTCCTTCGGCAACTCATCGGGAATCATGGCGGCGAGCTTTTCCTCATTTCCGTCCCGGATTGCCTGTTCATAGTACCAACATTTGAATTTCAGCATATCCAGAGTGCGATTCATGCGCCTGATCTCCGCTTCCATGTGGGCTTTCCGTTCCTCAAACATGGCCTTGCGCTGGGGATAGGTGGACGAGCCCTCAGAGCACCAGTCCATGAACTGCTTGATATCCCGAATCTCCATACCGGCCTTTTTCAAACACTCAATCACTCGGAGTGCCTCAATCTCCTGCTCACTGAACTTACGGATACCGGATACCCGTTCCATGTTCGGGAAAAGTCCCTGTTTATCATAATAGCGCAGTGTAGAGATGGGCATTCCGAACATCTCCGCCACCTGTCCGATCGAATACATAAAAATTCCTCCGAAAATTTTCAAAAAACATCTTGACCTGAAGTTAGGTTTAGGTATTATCATTATAATAACACAAAAGAAACCGAATTGCAAGGAGTGTTTTATGATGAGTAAAAAAGTGTTGATTCTTTCTTCAAGCCCCCGCAAGGACGGCAACTCCGAAACGCTGGCGGCAGCATTTGCCAAGGGCGCACGGGAGGCGGGCCATCAAGTAGAAATCGTATCTCTGCGGGAAAAGCAGGTTGGCTTCTGCAAGGGCTGCCTCGCCTGCCTGAAGCTGGGGCACTGCGTCATCCAAGACGATGCCGTGGAAATTGCCGCCAAAATGCACGATGCAAATGTGCTGGTGTTCGCAACACCCGTCTACTATTACTGCGTCAGCGGTCAGCTCAAGACTATGCTGGATCGTGCCAACCCATTGTTCGATACGGACTACGCCTTTACGAAAGCCTACTTGCTGGCAGCAGCGGCAGAGGACGCACCGGAAACCTTTGCGGGCACAGAAAAAGCCGTGCAGGGCTGGGTAGACTGCTTCCCCCGCTGTGCGCTGGCTGGCACAGTGTTTGCAGGCGGCGTAAACGGCGTGGGAGAGATCGCAGGTCATATTGCACTGGAGCAAGCCTATCAGATGGGCAAGGATGTCTGAACAAGCATTTCCGGTACGAAGAACATATTTTAAGCCAACAGGAGTGAATCGTATATGAAAAAGATATTGGTAGCCTATTTTTCCGTCAGTGGAGAAACCGCGAAGCTGGCAAAAACCATTGCAGGCGTTGTTGACGGTGATTTATTTGAGATTGCGCCGGAGGTGCCGTATACCGCTGCCGACCTCGACTGGATGGACAAAGGCAGCCGCAGCACTGCGGAGATGAACGATGACAACAGCCGTCCCGCCATTGCAACTAAGATCACGGATATGGCGCAGTACAGTGCCGTGTTTGTTGGTTTTCCCATCTGGTGGTATCAAGCACCGCGCATCATTGAAACCTTCTTGGAAAGCTATGACTTTGCCGGAAAAACCGTGATCCCCTTCGCCACCTCCGGTGGCAGCGGTATGGGCAAAACAGACAGCATCCTCAAGGCGGTCTGCCCCGCAGCGGCGTGGCTACCCGGTAAGCGTTTACAAAGCAATGAACGTACCGCTGACGTGCGGAAATGGGTCAACACACTGAAAATTTGATGGGAGAAACGGAATATGGCAGTTAAACAAACGGCAGGCAGAGAGGCTTTGGGGGAATTTGCTCCTAAATTTGCAGAATTGAATGATGATGTGCTGTTTGGGCAGGTGTGGAGCCGGGAAGACAAGCTTTCCCTGCGGGACCGCAGCATTGTAACAGTGGTGGCGCTGATGGCGCAGGGACTGACGGATTCGTCCTTTCAGTATCATCTGACAACCGCGAAGAACAACGGCGTGACCAAAACGGAAATTGCGGAGATCCTGACCCATGCGGCATTTTATGCAGGCTGGCCCAAAGCGTGGGCGGCCTTCCGTATGGCAAAGGAGGTATGGGCGGAGGACGATGCTGCCGACGCAAAAGCCAAGCATCAGAATGAAATGGTCTTTCCCATCGGCACACCCAATGACGCCTTTGCGAAATATTTTATCGGGCAAAGCTATCTCGCACCGCTTTCTACGCAGCAGGTTGGCATTTACAATGTGACCTTTGAACCCGGCTGCCGCAACAATTGGCACATTCATCACGCCAAAAGCGGCGGCGGACAGATCCTCGTCTGTGTGGCTGGTCGAGGTTACTATCAGGAATGGGGCAAACCGGCGCAGGAGCTGCGCCCCGGCGATGTAGTAAATATCCCTGTGGGCGTCAAGCACTGGCACGGCGCTGCACCGGATAGCTGGTTCTCTCATCTGGCGGTGGAGGTTCCGGGAGATGAAACCTCCAATGAATGGTTGGAAGCCGTGGACAACACAGTATATTTTAAGGCAACAGGCAAGGAGGTCTGAATATGGAAAAACTGAATCTAACACAGGAATGGGATAAGGTGTTCCCAAAAAGCGACAAGGTGGATCACAAAAAGGTGACCTTTCACAACCGCTACGGCATCACACTGGCGGCGGATATGTACACGCCGAAGGGCGCGGAGGGCAAGTTGCCCGCTATTGCCGTCAGCGGTCCGTTCGGCGCGGTAAAGGAGCAGTCCTCCGGTCTGTATGCGCAGAAAATGGCGGAGCTTGGCTTCTTGACGATTGCCTTCGACCCGTCCTATACCGGCGAGAGCGGCGGTACACCCCGCTATGTCGCATCGCCGGACATCAACACCGAGGATTTCTGCGCAGCGGTGGACTTCCTCTCCGTGCAGGAGAATGTTGACCCGGAGCGCATCGGTATCATCGGTATCTGCGGCTGGGGCGGTATGGCAATCAACGCCGCAGCCATTGACACCCGCATCAAAGCTACCGCTGCTATGACCATGTACGACATGACTCGTGTGACTGCCAACGGCTACTTTGACAGCGAGGATTCTGAACAGGCACGCTTTGAGAAGCGAAAAGCAATGAATGCACAGCGCACCGAGGACTATAAAAACGGCAGTTATGCGCTGGCGGGCGGCGTGGTTGATCCACTGCCGGAGGACGCACCGCAGTTTGTAAAGGACTATTACGCCTACTACAAGACTCCGCGAGGCTACCATCCCCGCAGCCTGAACTCCAACGGCGGTTGGAACGTGACATCCTCGCTGTCGTTCCTGAATATGCCGATCCTGCAATACAGCAGCGAGATCCGCTCCGCCGTACTGCTGGTGCACGGAGAGAAAGCGCACTCCCGCTATTTCAGTGAGGCGGCGTACAGCAAGCTGACCGGCGATAACAAGGAATTGCTCATTATCCCCGGTGCAAACCACACCGACCTTTACGATCGGATGGACGTCATTCCGTTTGAAAAGCTGAAAGCGTTCTTTGAGGAATATCTGAAATAAGACATTTCTGCTTCGCGCTACGGCGGCTTTGGGCAAGTTGGCAGTTTGCCGCAGAGTTTTTCAAGAAACGATGTCCAGACAACGACGCAGGCGGGAGATATCGTTTTATATTCCGGCAATCAGCTTGTCATATTCTTTGGCTCCAATTCGTGGAGCTATACCAAGTTGGGACATATCAAGGGTCTGTCTGCCGATGAACTTGCAGTATTGTTTGACAAAGAGCGGGCGGTTATAGGACTTCAGATTAAATCAGAGTAAGCCACAGGCAGCAAGGTGGCTTACCTTGGGACAGAAAAGACCGCAGGCGGTGAAACCTGCGGTCTTGTCATGTTTGTTGGGAGTTACGCCTCGATTTCTGTGCCGCCCTGGAACCTGAATGTCATCCGTCCGTCGGCGTGGACGGTTATCGTGTCGATAATGGTGAGCCAGAGCTTTTCGTCAAACTCGGTGAGGGCATCCAATTCCTGCACCTCAAACATAAACGCTCCGATGGCTTCTGCCTGGGCTTCCCGTGCAGCTTTTGTAGTACGGAGCTGCTCAAGCTGTGCCTTGGCTTTTTCGTACCGCTCCACAAACCCATTGTACCGGGCGGTGTACTTCTCCTGGTTCTGCGCCGTTTGCGAATTCTCTGCAATGCAGCGTTTTGTCAGTTCGGTCACCACATCGATCTCCTCAAGCAGGCTCTCGATTTCTGTATCAATGCCTGTACAGTCTGTCAGGGCGGCTTGCATCAATCGGCAATCCTCAAGGATGTTGTCTTTGCTTTCGATGATAGCGTTAAGGGCGGTCACGAACCGCGCTTTAATGGTTTCCTCGTCCAGGTGCGGCGTTTCGCATTTGTGCTCGCCCTTGAATTTGCTGTTGCATTGCCAGATGACCCTGCGGTATTTTGAGGTCGAGTTCCAGACTTTCGAGCCGAAGTAGGAGCCGCAGTCCCCGCAGACAATGCGCGAGGAAAAAATACTCTTTCCGCTGTACTGGCGGCTGATCTGCTTGCGCCGCGCAAGCTCCGTCTGAACTTTGTCGAACTCTTCCGGCGTAATAATCGGCTCATGGCTGTGTTCCACATAATACTGCGGCACCTCGCCCTCATTGACCTTCCTCTTTTTTGTGAGGAAATCGACCGTGAAGCATTTCTGAAGGAGTGCAGCGCCCTTGTATTTCTCGTTTTGAAGGATGCTTTCCACTGTACTGGTCTGCCAGCTTTGTTTTCTCGATGGAGTCGGAATCCCATCTGCTGTCAGCTCCTTTGCGATGGCTCCCGGCGTCAGCCCTTCCATGAAACGAGTATAGATTCGGCGGACAATGACCGCCTCTTCTTGCACGACTTCGGGAAAACCGTCCGCTCCCTTGCGGTAACCGAGGAATTGCTTGTATGGGAGGTTGACCTTTCCATCCGCAAACCGCTTCCGTTGTCCCCAGGTCACGTTCTCCGAAATGGAGCGGCTTTCTTCCTGTGCCAAGCTCGACATGATAGTTAGCAGCAGTTCGCCCTTGCCGTCAAAGGTGTAGATGTTCTCTTTTTCGAAGTAGACTTCCACGCCTTTTTCTTTCAGCTTGCGGATGGTAACCAGGCTGTCGACCGTGTTTCGGGCGAAGCGGCTAACCGACTTTGTGACGATGAGGTCGATTTTACCGGACATGGCGTCGGCGATCATTTCATTGAAGCCGATGCGATGCTTGGTGTTCGTGCCGGAAATGCCCTCATCGGTATATACCTTTACAAACTCCCATTCGGGATTGCGTTTGATGTATTGCGTGTAGTAATCCACCTGCGCCTCGTAGCTGGTGAACTGCTCATCGCTGTCTGTAGACACTCTTGCGTATCCTGCGACCCGCCGTTTTTGTACAGCCACCCTGGAAAGGTGCGTCAGCGGATTGATGGTCGGCGGAATGACTGTGACCGACCGTGCTGCTGTTCTGTTCATTCCTTTTTCCTCCTTGCCTGTAATGCCCGCTGTCGTGCCTTTTCTTTCATTTCAGGCGTCCAGCTTTCTGCTCTGGAGCGGTCTTTCCATCGTTTAACGATTTCAGAACCGTCGTCCATGCAGTACACGACCACATTGTTTTTCTCTGCTCTGATTGCCGTTATTTTGCTTCTGACCATATCGCTGTCGATGCTGCCCTCTCCCAGCACCTCGCAGGTGAGGACTTCGAGCGTTTCTTCTGGAATCCGCTTAGCAGCACATTCAGATTTACCTTTGGTTTGAAATGTAGTGCAATTCCAGTAATGCTTTTTGCGGTAAGTGACGCGCTTATATGTGTTGCCGCACAGTCCGCAGCGAATCAGTCCCGAAAAAGCTGAATGAGTCGGTTTTTTGCGGTTGGAAGTCTGTTGCGCCAGTATTCTGAGCCGCTCCTGTGCCTTATCAAATGTTGTCTGGTCGATGATTGGCTCATGCGTTCCCTCGGCATAGTACATCGGAAGCTCTCCTCGGTTCGGCAACAGCTTCTTTTCAATATGATTGTTGCGGTATCGCTTTTGCAGGAGCGCATTGCCGAGGTACTTTTCATTGGATAAGGTATTCCGCATCCGCTCCGCACACCATGTGCCGCCGAGAACGCCTTTATGTCCTCTGGCATCAAGGTCACGGCAGATGGAACTCATGCTCTCGCCGCCGTTGAACCGTGCAAATATCTCTCGGACGATGGCAGCGTCCTTCTCATTCACCTGAATGCCGCCCGGCGTGATGTCATAGCCGAACAAAAAGCGGAGGTTGATGATTTCTCCGTTTTCAAAGGCTTTTCGGACACGCCATTTCTGATTTTCACTGGCTGACAAACTCTCTTCCTGTGCGTAGGACGCCAGGATGGTCATCATCAGCTCACCGTCCGCACTCATGGTGTGGATGTGCTGCTCTTCAAAGAACACATCTACGCCCAGGCTTTTCAGCTCTCGGACAGTCTGAAGAAGCGTCACCGTATTTCTGGCGAAACGGGATATGCTCTTCGTAATAACAAGATCGATGTTCCCTTGGCGGCACTCCTCAATCATGTGCTGAAACCCGGCTCGTTCTCTTTTTGTGCCGGTCACAGCCTCATCGCTGAAAACGCCGCAGTACATCCACCCGTTGTGGCTCTGAATCATTTTACTGTAATAACTGACTTGTGCGGACAGTGAATGCAGCATGGCATCCTTTCCTGTGGAAACACGGGCATAAGCGCAAACACGCAAAGCTTTCGGCTGTGCGGGTATTAGGGCATCGACCCTTTCTACAACTCTCTCCATTTGATTCACCTCCCTTGGTGTGTGACATATTACCTCTAAAAACACGATATATCCAGCGATTTCAGCGGAATATACTACACGAAGATATGCCGTATTTATTGGCTATAATTGTATCGATCTTAGCGTACTCTTTGGCTGATATCAGCCCCTTGGAACGCATACTCCGGGCGAGTGCCATCGCCATCTGGTAGGCAAACAGACGCTTATCGTAATCAATCATGGTCGGTCTCCTTCCTGCGGAATTTCAAATAGCAGTCACGGGAGCAGAACGCCCGATGGCTGTTGCCATAGCTTTCAAACTGCTTCCCGCAATGTCGGCAAGTGAGTGTGTAGTACGCTTTTCGCTGCACTCTTTCGGGGTGCGCGTTCCACCACGCCATTCGGCAGGCATCGGAGCAGAACATCCTTTTCCGTTTATGCGGTGTCTGCTCAAGCGGAGTCAGGCAGTTTCGGCACAGGGCATTTGAGTCCGGCATCTCTTTGATCTGCACAGGATGCCTGGCGCAAAAGGACTTTACAGTGTTTAGCGGTAGCCCTGTTATAGCGGATATTTTCTTATACCCGTAGCCCTGGTGTTGGAGTTCCACAATTCGTGAGCGTTCCGTGTCTGTCATAGTGATTGATACCTCATTCCTGAGAAATAGCGTTTCTCGCTATACCCAGAGAAAAGGCACTTTTGTCAGGGTAAAATGGGCAAAAAAATAACGCCCTCCACGGAAAAATCCGCAGAGGACGTGTGATAGGTTCGGTTTACTTATTCGGGATCTTGAGCTTCATACCGCTGTAGATGACATTGCTTTTCAGCCCGTTCAGACTGACGATCTCCTTATAGCGGCTGCCGTTGCCGAGATACTTCTTGGCGATTGCCCAGAGGGTGTCACCATGCACCACGGTGTGGATGCGGTAATCCTCGGCGGGTTTCGTGCCTGCCACGGCGAGCGCAGAGGTTTTGACCGGCGACATGATGGCGTACCTGCCGGACTCATCCTTGTTGATGACCGCACGGTCGCCGCTGATCTCGACCACATACCAGCGGAGCTTCTTCACCCAGCCGGGAATGGCTTTGCCGTTATAGTAGGTGCTGCCCGTGATGGTCACGAGGTCACCGACCTTGATAGACCCGGTGGGCTTGGCGGGTTCGGCAGGCTTTACATCACCGCCGAGAGCTACCGTGACCTTGGATGCCAAATCGCCCATGCGGGCATACATCCAGTTGCCAGGGCAGCTCTTGTTCGCAAACCATCTGTGGACGGTCAGCACCATCTCGTCAGACTTCGGAGTGTAGTTCAGCGTCTTGGCCTTATCCCCCATCCAGAGCAGCTTCGTCTTGCCATTGCGCTTGCAGATGTCGGTGCAAAGCTCGATGAGCCGCTGGTACACCACATCCT